ATAGCATTAAGCACTTGCTACGGCAGGTGCTTTTTTCATGCCCTCACGGAGGAGGTGAAACCGCATGGCAAACAGAATCAAGGGCATCACGGTCGAGATCGGCGGCGATACTACCAAGCTGTCGAAGGCGCTGGAAGGTGTCCACAAAAACATCAAGAACACGCAGATGCAGCTCAAGGATGTACAGAAGCTGCTGAAACTCGATCCGACCAACACAGAACTGCTCTCGCAGAAGCATAAGCTCCTCGCCGATGCGGTGAAGGCTACCAAAGAAAAGCTGGAAACCCTGAAAACCGCTGCGGCGCAGGCAAATGAAGCCCTCGCCAACGGGGACATCTCCCAGGAACAGTATGATGCCCTCCAGCGTGAGATCATCGAAACGGAACAGGAATTGCAGAACCTCCAGCGTGAGGCGGAGGCTTCCAGCACGGTGCTTGCCAAGCTCGGTCAGGCGGGAGAAATGCTTGAAAAAGCCGGTGACAAGGTCGCCGATGTGGGTACAACACTGACCACTCATGTGACCGTTCCCGTCATGGCTGCCGGAACTACCGCTGTCAAGACCGCAGCCGACTTCGACTCCGCCATGAGCAAGGTCGCTGCTGTATCCGGTGCCACCGGTAATGACCTCAACAAGCTTCGTGACAAGGCTCGTGAGATGGGCGCAAAGACCAAGTTCTCCGCTTCCGAGGCTGCCGAAGCCATGAACTACATGGCAATGGCGGGCTGGAAAACCGGCGATATGCTGTCGGGCATTGACGGCATTATGAACCTCGCTGCCGCTTCCGGTGAGGACTTGGCGACTACTTCGGATATTGTAACTGACGCTTTGACCGCTTTCGGCTTATCTGCTGCCGACAGCGGTCATTTTGCTGATGTGCTGGCTGCGGCATCGTCGAACGCTAATACAAATGTATCGATGATGGGTGAAACTTTCAAATACTGTGCGCCTGTTGCAGGTTCTCTGGGATTCTCCTGTGAGGATACTGCACAGGCAATCGGTCTCATGGCGAACAGCGGTATCAAGGGTTCACAGGCAGGTACGGCGCTCCGCTCTATGATGAATGCGCTTGCCGGAGAGGTGAAATTCTGCGGAGCATCTTTCGGCGAAATCGAAATTGCTACCACCAATGCTGACGGCTCCATGCGAGCACTGAATGACATTCTGGCGGACTGCCGTGTGGCTTTCGCACAGATGTCAGAGTCGGAACAGGCATCGGCGGCGCAAGCACTGGTCGGCAAAAACGCAATGTCCGGTTTCCTTGCGCTGATGAATGCCGCCCCTGGGGATATTCAGAAGCTGGAGGGAGCAATCAGCACCTGTTCTGATGAAATCGACGGATACAACGGCGTGACCGCAAAAATGGCTGCTGTCATGCAAGACAACCTGGGCGGTCAGCTCACCATTCTGAAATCGCAGCTTCAGGAGCTTGCCATTTCCTTCGGCGAAATCCTGATGCCTGCAATCCGGGCAATCGTGACGAAGATTCAGGGCTTCATTGACAAACTGAACGCGATGGATCCCGCCACAAAGGAAACCATTGTCAAAATCGCACTGGTTGCAGCGGCGCTGGGTCCGCTTCTGGTTGTGGTCGGCAAAACAATGGTCACAGTCGGCAAGCTGATGAAGTTTGTTTCCAATCTTCCAACGATCATCGCAGGCGCAAAGGCAGCCTTCACTTCCTTCGGCGGTGTGATCGGCGGAATCAGTGCGCCCGTGGTCGCTGTCATTGCAGTTGTTGCCGCACTGGTGGCGGCTTTTGTGCATTTGTGGCGTACCAACAAGGACTTTCGCAATAAGATCACGGCGATCTGGGAACAGATCAAGAGCATTTTCGCTGGCTTCTGTCAGGGCATCGTTGACCGTGTCAATGCACTGGGTTTCGATTTCAAGAATATCGGCGAAGTCATCAAGGCTGTGTGGGACGGACTGTGTAAGTTCCTTGCGCCTGTATTCGAGGGCGTATTTCAGCAGGTTGCAAACTCCTTCAAGTTCGTGACGGATACCATACTCAATGTGCTGGATATTTTCGTCGGTATCTTTACCGGCGACTGGAGCAGAGTGTGGGACGGCATCAAGGGTATTTTCGTTGCGGTCTGGAATTACCTGAAGGACATGCTGAAAAACTGCCTGAATGTGCTGTGTAATCTCTTCGGCACAAACCTCAATGAAGTAAAAGAATTCTGGGTGAATGTCTGGACGAGTATCAAGACGTTTTTTGTCAACATCTGGAACGGCATCAAAAACTTCTTTGTATCTGTCTGGACAGGTATTAAGAATGTTTTTGTCGGTATCTGGACGGCGATTTACAATGACGTAACCACCAAGATCAACCTGATCAAGACGGTTATTACTGTTGTCTGGAATGCAATTCATACAGCGATCAGCACGGTGCTGAATGCGATCAGGTCTGTTATCACAACTGTATGGCAGACCATCTACAACTTCATTTCTCCGCTGCTTGATGCATTCAAGTATCTGTTCGAGACGATTTTTGAAGCGATCCATGTTATCATTTCCCGTGTCATGGACTGGATTCACGAGAAAATCACCACGGCATGGGAGAACATCAAGGCGGTTGTAATGATTGTGCTTGAAGCGATCAGGACCGTGATTGAAACTGTATGGAACGCCATTCATACAGCAATCAGCACTGCGCTGGATGCGATCTGGTCGGTGCTTTCAAGCATCTGGAACAGCATCAAGGAGCACATCACGAATACACTGAACGCAATTCATACGGTCGTATCGGCGGTGTGGAATGCAATCAGCGGCTTCATTTCCGGAGTACTGAACACGATTTTCAGAACAGTATCTTCCGTCTGGAACGCGATCAAAAACACAGTCAATACGGTACTGAATGCGATCAAAGCGACGGTGTCGAATATCTGGGACAGCGTCAAAAATGCCATTACCCATAAGATAACGGCGATTAAGGATACGATTGTGGGCGGCTTCAATGTTGCTGTGAATTTCATTAAGGATCTCGGTTCGCAGGCGTTCTCTTGGGGCGCTGATATTATCGACGGTATCGTAAACGGCATCAAGAGCTGTATCGACAAAGTTTCTGATGCGGTATCCGGCGTGGCTGACAAGATTCGCTCCTTCCTGCACTTTTCTGTACCGGATGAGGGACCTCTTGTGGATTTCGAGAGCTGGATGCCGGACTTCATGCAGGGGCTTGCACAGGGTATCAACAAGAGCAAGAAGTATGTGGAAAAAGCGGTTGCCGGTGTTGCCGAAACTATGAAACTAACAATGCAGTCGGATCTGAGTTATCAGCTTGATGGGGTGTCTGCGGCGGTTGTGGAAAGTACCGGTGGTGCGCCCGTGGTGAATAACTACTACAACAACGACAACAGCCGCACAGTGAATCAGACCAATAATAGTCCGAAATCACTGTCACGGCTGGAGATCTATCGTCAAACGCGGAATGCGCTGAATGTGTGACGGGGGCGGATTTATGCACATTTATATTTCTGCAGTTTTCTTATCAAAAACGGCTTGAGAAATATCACCTTTTAAGAGTTGGATAATAAGAGAAGTTAATTTCAATTCTTTATTAAGTGCATCAAACGGTTCATCGCCGATTATCGAACCATAATCTGGATCCCGTCCATCCTCGTCTTCAAATAGAGGACCACGACAGATAGATGCTTTTATTCTGCGACCAGTTTGAATATTATCTTCTCGATGTTTAAGGTCAGAAATATATGCATCTTTCTTTGAATTATATAACTTTAATTTATCAATGCTTTCCTCTATTAATTCCAGTATTTCTCTTTCGTTCATAGAAAATTGACTCCTTTTATAATTTGCAACCTTATTATATCATAGATTTGGAGAAAAGTAAAGTGGGTGCATACCATGTTTTTTAAACTTATCCTCGAAAATGTCAACGGCGACCGTATTGACATGATCGCCACGGCAAACCAGTATATGACCTCGAAGATCGAGGGGCTTTCCCCGCCGCCCGGCACGATCAGCACCTCTAGCTATGCAGGCATGGACGGCAGCTATCTGAACAACGCCTTCATCGAAAAACGCAATGTCGTCATTTCCTTTGAGATGCGGGGCGTAGGCGTGGAAGCCCGCAGGCACCAGCTCTACAAGGTGGTCAAGCCATCCCGCTATATCAAAATCTACTATGCGACCGCAGGCATCGATGTGTTTGCGGAGGGCTATGTGGAGTCCTGTGAGGTACAAAACTTTGAGATGCTGACAACCGGGCAGATTTCTATTCTCTGCCCTGACATCTACTGGTATTCCACGACCTCGGTCATGGCGTACTATTCGCAGATCACCGGCGCTTTCACATTTCCGTTCCCGACGGAAAGCAATCCGGAACCGTTTATCCTCGGCAAGTACAATACCCAGAACATGATGACCATTGTTAATGCCGGTGACGAAATCGGCTTTACGCTGGTCATTGAAGCACTGGAGGATGCACGTTCTCCCACGCTGTATAATGCTGACACGGACGAGTATCTGCAAATCACCGGCGACATTCTCGCGGGCGATATTATTACGGTAACGACCAAGACGGGCAATAAGACTGTCACGCTTGTTCGCGGTGGCGTCAAGACCAACATCATCAACCGGCTTGTTTCCGGCTCGACTTGGCTGACGCTGCGTGAGGGCAGAAACCGATTCTACCTGCGCGGCACCGGACTGCAAAACCTGAAAGTCACTATCGTTCACACCAATGCGTATCTGGGGGTGTAGTATGCAGATTGAGGTTTACCGCATGACGGCGGAGCAAGATGCGCTGACAATCACCCTTGAGGCTATCTGCGACACATTTTCTTCGCTGCTATGGGATGTCGAATACTATAAGTGCGGCAGCTTTGAGGTGTATATTGCCGCCAATCCGAAAAATGTGGAGATATTCCAGCCCGGACGCATCGTAGGTAGAGATGATGACAGTCAGCATTTCGGCATCATTGAGTCTGTGCTTATCAATACCGATATGGAAAACGGCGACTA